GGTTCCCATGGTAGCCAAGTGCCAACAGGTCCAACAAAAACATCAAAATGAGGATCAGTTTCCCTGAGAAGTTTGGCTCTAATTTCAGCCTCTTCTTGTGAAGCAAAGTTTCCTCGTGACTTGAAACCACGTGTTGAAGTTTGAAAGTTGTGAGCAATACTAAATTTCTTCTCGAGTTCTTCTTCTTCCTTATCTAGGAATGTCTTATAATCATCTTCAATACCTGTCTGGACAATTGTTTCTTTTTCTTCTTTAACGAATGCTTCAAAGTCCTTGGAAATGTCTTCAAAATTCAACTTATATTTAAATGAAACAAAGTTAAGAAATTGATGGAATTTTTCCATAGACTTATGAATTTCCCATTTCTTTAGGAACTCTTCAAAAAAGAAACGCTCCTTTTGCTTCAAAACATTTTCAGGAGAAATGAAAGAAAAACAGCCAAAGGCTTGTCCAGCGATAGGCTTATCAACTTCCAATAAATCAACATATTTAGTATTAGGTGTTCCATTACTCAAGTTTTTGCGTTCAAAATTATGTTTTTTGTTAGCAACCTTATTTTTTGACATTCTATATATTTAGACAATTGTTAGTTTTAAGTATATTTTATTTAAATATATATATTTTTTTCTTAATAATTAATATAATATGCTCGAAATGTTCGATATGACTGAAATTATTAAACGCATCTTTAAATATTTAATTGAAGGTTTAATGGTTGCTATTGCCGCATTTGCTATCCCTAAACGTTCTTTAAATCTTGAAGAGATCGGTTTACTTGCTTTGACTGCTGCTGCCACTTTTGCTATTTTGGATGCTTATATTCCTTCTATGGGTGTAAATGCTAGATCAGGTACTGGTTTAGGTATTGGTTTACATCTTGCTGGATTTTAAACATAATAATATTTAATAAAATAATAAATATTATTATAATATAAATGCCTAGACGAACTAACAAAATAAAAAAACTAAATAAGAGAAGAAAGCGTTTTAGTAAAAAAGGTGGAGCAATGACAACATCAGTAGATAGTGATCCTTATTCTTATAGAGAAAATGAGTATAAAGAAATGAATGAATTATTGTTAAAGGGTGGTCAAGATACAAATACTCCTGATAGCCAAGGACAAATGACTTTAGATGAACTAAATATAAGTAATATTGGTTCTGAAAATAATACAAATGATCAATTAGACGATAGTTATATGAGTGGATACGCTCAAGATCCAGATGAAGGATTAATGGATACATATAATAATTTTTTACAACAACAAAATCTAAATCAACAAAATGATTGGTACGATGAAGGAGATACAGATTTAGACAGTTTCTTGAGTCAACAATCAAGTCAACAATCAAGTTTTCCTGAATTTTCTCAATCTACAATAGCTTCTGATATAACAACAGGTGGTAAACAAAAATATAAAAAGAGAATTAGAAAAACAAAAAAAAACAAAAATCTAACTAAAAGAAAAAGAACTAACAAAAATAGATAACTTATACAGTTGGAATAAATTCCCAATTCATAACAGCACACATTTTTTTCCACGTTTCATCTTGTTCAATCAATTTTTCTCTATCTTTGAGTAGAGGTATATACTGTAAATATTCAGTTTCATCTAACAACTCACATAATTTATATAAAACATAATAATAATTCAAAAAATTTACTCTATAATCAGGACATACTTGAGCATAAGGAGCCTGTATTTCCATAAATAAATTACATAATGTATCTTCAAATTCAGGCGTAAACATTGGAGGTTTTACTCCGAGTTTATCTTTAATAAATGCAATATGTTCATAATACTTATTAAAACCTAGTTTCTTCAAAATTTCTTTTGTTTTTATATGTGTTAGATCATCTAATGTTATTCTTTCTTTTTTAATTTGTAATTTAATTTGGTCAATAACTTCTGTCGGTATTTGTGTCGTTTCTTTTCCTTGAAATTGTGCTATAATTTCTTTCCAGTGATTTATTTTTTTATATGCGTAGAAACAAACTTCTTTTGGTGGTTCTTTATAACTCGGTTTATCACTTTCTATTAAATAAGGTAAACTAACAAAACAAATATTACACACGATTTTACCTTCATCTTCCATAGGAATTAGTTCTCCTTTATAACATATTTGACAAATATCAGTTTGTTTAATAAACATCGACATATCCATTAATGTTTCATCAATATTACAAAAATATTTTTGGACTATTAAGTTATTATTTTTGCTTAAAATTTCTTCATTACTAGGTTCTTGATTAGGTTTTACTTTAAACATACTAAAAATAGCTTGACTTTTATTTGTCGTGATATTTTTTCCATTATCCTCAATAGTATCTATATTTTTTTTATTTTCAAAATATTCGAAAATAAGATTAGAATTATTTAAAAGATAATCATTTTTCTTATGTTTAATGTCTTTTATTTCTTTTTTTATGTCTATAATACGATCTTTAATTTCCATTACTTGTTCAATTGATAAATCTGATGAGTTTTCATGTAAATATTTTTTAAGATCTTCTTTTTCTTTTTGTAATTCAGGAATAGTATAGGTTTCGTCTTTAGTAAATTCATTTATAAATTCAGTATGCTTATTATCTAGTGTATTTGTATATTTTTGAAATATTTGTAATTTTTTATTTGCCTTTGGCTTAAAAGTAGGCATTACGCAATAGTATATAAATTTATTGGAAATGTTTAATTAAAAATTTTGTAAAATATATATTTTAGAGAAATATATTTTAGAGAAATATATTTTAGAAAAATAGGGTTTAAGACAAGATCAATAAAATTTTGAGTATATTTATCAATATAACTTTCATTAATATATGTAATGGACATTGAATTCAAAGTTTCAGATAAACAAGTTGATATTGATAAACAAAAATTTCAGAAGATGGTATTTTTATTTAATGCTTTAGACAATGGATGGAGTATTAAAAAGAGAGGTGATTCTTACATATTCACGAAAAATCACGAAGGAAAGAAAGAAGTATTTGATGAAAATTATCTAGCCCAATTCATGAAGGATAATTTCAATATTAATAATTTACTTTCTTAATTTATGTAGGGTAAAATTCGATTTATTTTATTTTGAATTTAATTTTACTTTAGGAATTTTTTTTCTTGACTGATATTATAAAATGGGAGGCGGATTAATGCAACTCGTAGCTTATGGTGCTCAGGACGTATACCTTAAAAACCTGTAGGGTAGAAAAACATCGGGAAATACTGAAACAATAAGGTATTTAGAAAGCCCTTTGTGGATTTTTTCGCAATCATTTATTGTGATTAAACCACGGATGTTAATTAGGGATGCTTATAGCATGAAAACCCCTAGTGAGAAAATCAAATTGCTTGAAACCCCTAAAGCTTATTCTACTAAGTAACTTTTGTGAAAAAGTTATGGCTAAGACAAAAAACTTAGGTATAGTAATAATGAATAAGATGATAAATAGTATTTAAAAATGGGCAATGAGCATCCAAGCTTCTTTAAATGTAAAAACAAATTTAATATAAAAATAATATGTTATATATCGATATAAATGGAAGACCCAGAAAATAAAATTTGTAGTAAATGTGGATTAAATAAGTGTTTGAGCGCTTTTAGAAAGTATAATGAAAAAAATTCTTTTTCAAATACTTGTAAAATGTGTTTAAATGACATGGATAAACTTAGAAAAAAGAAACAACGACAACTTAGATTTGAAACTCAGACAGCAGAATGTGAAAAATGTGGCCTTAATAAGGTTTTAAAAGATTTTGCTAAATTAAAGAAGTTTTATAAGAAAAAGATTTGTCAATCATGTTATCCAGAATTCCTAAGAGAACAAAAAACAGAGTGGTGTAAAAATGAGCGTAATACAAATATGAATTACAGAATAAAAAAATCACTTGCCGCAAGACTTAGGAATGTTCTTGATAAAAATGATACTACTATGAATTATATTGGTTGTAATATTCAATATTTTAGAGAATGGTTAGAATACAACTTTTCTGCTAATATGAGTTGGGATAATTATGGAATATTATGGTCTATAGATCATATAATACCTGTATGTAAATTTGATCTGACACATGAAGTTGAAAAATTTCAGTGTTGGAATTGGTCAAATATGATGCCAGTATTAACTAAATACAACTCAGCAAAAAAAAATATCGATATGGAACAAATTAATTATGTTATTAATAAAATACAAAAATTTAAAGAAGAAGGTTCAACGACTAAATGGTTTTCGAGTGAATTTATATTAAATGAAGATTTAGTGCTAAGTAAAATTTAGCGAATATAAATTCATTTTAAGATATAGTCTACTCCTTATTGAAAGATAAGGTAGAGGAAATGTACAGGTAATCCTCAAATTACATTCTGGAAGGTAACTTACAGAAGATATACTAACTTCGCTATTGAATCTATTGAACAAACTTTCAATGGTCAAGCTGACTTTGGTCGCAGAGTACAATGCACCATCAGCAGAAACGGTGATTTGGCTTACAGAACTTATTTGCAAGTCACTTTGCCCGAAATTAACCAACTTATGGGCGTCGCTTCTTTCTCCGCTGGAACTGGATCTGGTGTCTATGCTCGTTGGTTGGACTTCCCTGGTGAACAATTGATTGCTCAAGTCGAAGTCGAAATTGGTGGTCAAAGAATTGATCGTCAATATGGTGACTGGATGCACATCTGGAACCAATTGACCATGACTGCTGAACAACAACGTGGTTACTTCAAGATGATTGGTAACACTACCCAATTGACCTTCATCACTGATCCTTCTTTCTCTGAAGTTGATGGTCCTTGTGACTCC